AACTTTTACAGACTTGGCAGCGATATTAGTGACAACGGTTTTGTCTTTCAGTGCGTTCATGTTTGCCTGAGCCTTACAGGCATCTTCAAACTGCGCGTCCAGGGCTTCGACTTCCTTCATTTTTGCATTGGCATCATCAAGCTTGCCCTCGTCAATAAGACCCTGAATAGCTGCAAGTAATTCGGCCCTTTGGGCCAGGTATTTTTCTTTATCCATGGTTTTTACCTCCTAGTTTTAATAGTTGCAATTTTGTTTGCGCCTTCTTTTTGGCGATATCATTAACGACCTTAGCCGGTTCACTGGGTTTTGAATCACCTGACTTATTAACAAAGGTTCTGATTTTGTTAATAACTTCAGGAGGTAATATTGTTACAGGTATCAAACTAGCAACTAACTGGTTGCCTTCGTTAAACATTACTTCATCAGCAAATCCGTATTGTGTAGCTTGTTGAGCATTCATCCAAGTTTCCTGGTTCATTAGGGCCAGTAGTTCTTTTTGGTCCATGCCTGTTTTAAGTAAATACGAATTCGCTATGGACACGTTGTAATTTTTAAGAACCTCTGCTTCATGTTCCATGTCCCTGTAGTCGCCGCTTACCGACGAAGAAACATTATGAATCATAATCTGAGCGGTAGGAGAAATCATTATTTTTTTACCAGCCATAGCAATAACACTAGCCGCGCTTGCCGCTATACCGACAATTTTTACAATGACATTACCGCTGTAACCTTTAAGTGCCGTGTATATTTCTGAACCAGAGAATACGTCGCCGCCACCGGAGTTAATTTCAACTTCCAGGTCCTCTCCGTTAGCATCTATAAGCGCCTGATCTACGTCTTTGGGACTTGTAGCATCAATTCCAAACCACTCGTAAATCCATTTAACGCTAGTTGATACAATAGGACCTTTAATTTGTACCTTAGCCATCTTTTTAAATCACCACCTTTTATGCCGCATCCAGTAATTTGTTGATTGTTTCAAGAATTTGCTTATCGTTTTCCCCACCCAGTTTATCTATCAAGGATTTTACTTGATTAACCACAGCTGTATCCAATCTTCTAATCGGTTTGTCTCCGCCCTCAATCGGACCCATATTCAAGACCTGCCTCCACTCATTCGGCGTCATAGCTCCACGGTCAACCATCTGCAACAGGTTTAACTTTGTTGCCATAGAAGCATACTGAAGGTTATTGGCGTTAAATACAATCTTATTACCAAAGGCCCTTTTGCTACGTGAGAATAACTTTCTGGTATACTCATTGGACAACTGTATTATTATCGGTTCTAACCTTGATTCCCAGTACGAGTTCCAGACATCCTCAGTGAACTTACTTTGAATAATAGAGTCATTGGTGCCGAAAAAAGAGTATAGTCTCTGCAGTGTTTTTTCCATCTGCACAGCATTCGGCACGTAATCTTTTGGTTCAACTTGCTTGGCGTCCATTTTGGCATCAGTTGCAGCAGCCCCACCGACATCAGAGTCAATAGACAGATATGTGTCAACGAAATCCTTAGTATTTCTCTTTATATCCTCAGGCTTTAACATTGAGCTAAATTTCAAAAGCCACTTAATCGCACTGCTATTTTTAACAGCTTTTACAATGCCCTGATCTGTAACCGAAACAATCTCCATTAAGCTGGTTAGTGCTGGCGCAGGGGAAGTACCAAATATATCATTGTCGTAGTAATCCTGACGCAAATGTATAATGTCAGTATATGGGAAGGTGAACATTTTTCCGTTTTGCATCATAAAACGTAAGTATAAAGCCCCCTGCTTATCATAGATGGCCTCTGCAGATACTGCAGGTATTGGGTATATTTCCTGCTCATATCCGTTATCATCGCGAATAATCAATGCAAAGGCGTTATTATTAAGGGCCAATTGATTAGTCATTTTTTCATGCAGCATTTGACCGGTCATATAAGGGTTAGGTTCTTCCAGTAGGAATCTAATGTATACCTCCGGATTAACTTTAAACCCCTGAGCATCATTCCTTATGTGCTGCGCCACCAGTTTGCCAATGGCCGTTGACATTGGACGAATACATGATCTTACTATGTCGCTCTGAAATAGCTGCCCATTCCAAGAATAAAACCCATTACCATGTTCAGTAATAAGCTGGTACCTTGTAGCAGTGGGACTTTTATTAAATAGCTTGCCAAACATCGTTTTAATGCCCAATACATCACCACCTTTTTCTGTTATTAAACCAGTGCGTTATAGTCTTCCATGTGATTTGTTAAAACAGTGTAAGCTATTAATAGTGAAACAGCAGGGTCAATGCGCTGCCGTTGGTTCCTTCCTTTAATTGGCCGGATGTTTTCGTTCTTATCTGTCTCAATAGCCACGTTGGTTAGCGCCCACTTCATCAGTGGGTTATTGTTGTAATTAACTAGCTTGGACGCTAGGTCTGCCTTTAGTTCTTTCATTGGCGCTGATAGTGTTTTGGCACCCATGATTACCGGCAAAAGGTTTTCCTTGTTTTTGTAACCCATGCGGTTTTCCATATCCTCAATCCACGCCGGCGAGTTCCAGCTGTCATAGCCGTTCCAGTATGCAATGATGCCGTATTCGTCGCGCATCTTTATATACCAGTCGGTTACATATCGGTAGTCTACTTTGTTCCCGGGGCAAAGAGTTATAAAGCCGCGCTTAGCCCATTTGTCGTATGGCACTTTATCCTCCTTACTTCGATCTTCGATGGTATCAGCAGGCATGAAGCCTTGTCCGATTAGATACAACATCTCACTGCCTGGCTTTTTAACTATGGCGCAGGCAAAAGTCAGGTCAGTGGTGGCACCAAGGTCGTTACCGCCTATACCGTAGCAGTCGCGCATATCCTCCATGTCGAAAGTGGCTTCGTTATTAGCTTCATCGAAGGTGAGCCAGCTGCCAGCGACAGTATCACGGACGTTAAAGTCTTTGCAAAGTAAGTTGCTGAGCTGGTCAGGAACCCTTTTAGCTCTCCTGACTTTATCCTCTAGCTTATCGCTATCTTTTATGGTACCAAGACCAGGATTGGCTTTCTTGTAACACCCTGGATCGGTCCATTCTTTGCGGTCATCCAGTTCATATATTATCGGCAGCAGGCGTTCGTCTTCAAAGCCTTCGAGACCGTCAATAACCTTACTGGCATAGTCGTACTTCTCATCAAATACCAGCGCCCGAACCGTGCCGGCCGTGGTAGTTTCAAATAACATCGGCTGTGACCTGGCGGTCATACCGTCAAATATCACATCATAAAGATCTTTGTTTTTCCAGGCGTGTATCTCATCCAGGCAGGCTCCGTGAGGATTAAGACCGTCAAGGGTATCACTGTCAGAGCCAAGCGGCTTAAAGAAAGTATCTTCATACCTGCCGATGCCGACCATTTCAGCGACAAGGGTTTTAATTCTTTTGCGCAGTGCCGGAGATTTGCGGACCATCCTTTTGGCTTCTTGCCAAATTAGCTTTGCCTGGTCCTTCTTTGTTGCTACTGCGTATACTTCAGATCCTGGCTCACCGTCAGCAACTTGGAGATACAAGCCAACGGCAGCAGCCAGAGTGGACTTACCGTTTTTTCTGGCGACAATCAAAAGGACCTCGGTATATTTCCGAAGTCCAGTATTTTTATCTATAAAACCAAAGGCAGCAGATAGAAGGGCTTTCTGCCACAGTTCAAGGATTACAGGCTTTCCGCCCCATTTGCCTTTGCTGTGCTTGCAGTATTTTTCAATGAAGTCTATAACGTGGTGTGCTTTGTTGTTGTCAAATACCCAATTGTCTCTGGGGCTCAAAATGTCACTGGCAAGTTTCTTGTATTGCTTGTAAACTTTTAACGATACAACTTCCTGCTTAGTCGATATCTGGTCCCAGTATTCAAGTATGTCATTTCTATCGCTACTTACTATCGACGAAGCCGTCGAAACCGTCATCTTCACCACCGCCCTTACCTCTGGGTGGTGCCTTGGGCAGCATATCCGAAAGCTGCTTTATAATGCACTGGTAATTCTTGTTCATGGTATTGTAAAGCCTGGCCACCGGACGCTCACGCTCGTATGGTTCAAGCTTCTCCGATTGACTGAACTGCTCGACATATCCGTTTTCGTCCAGATCCTTTTCGTAGTCTTCAAGCGTCACCCTCATGTAAGCGGCCCTACGGATTAGTCCATCAGCGACGCGCATTAGGTCATCTGGTATACAGCCGTAACTTTCACGCAGCCTTTTTTCCTCTTTGGATATCCGTTTAAGCTTTTTCTTTTTCTGCTTTTCTTTCTCAATTTCTTCCATGCAAATCACCTGCTTTTAGGTAGGGGGGTCACGTGTGTAACCTGTGTGTTACTTGAAGG